TTTCGTCCACTATTGCCATTGCGGGCGCTGGGGATCGTTCGGCTACGGGGCCAGCCTGCGCAAGGACATCCTCGGCACCTGGTATTGCAAGGATCACAAGCCGACGCCGCAGGAGCCGCTGCCGCCGCTGCCGCGTCCGCCGCCGCCGCCGCCGGCGCAGGGGGACTTGTTCGCGGAGTGAGTCTGCTGCACTTTCCGCGCGTGACCCTGCCCACCCTCAAGTTCACGGAAGACGGCCGGAAGATTTACGAGCCGGACGGCGAGGTGCTGTGCCGGTTCATCACCGATCGCTCACCCGTGAGCATCATCCGCGGACCCTGGGGCAGCGGGAAGACCCTGGCGGTGATCAACAAGATCTGGGCGATATCCTGCGAGCAGACGCCCTCGCCGATGGACGGGTTGAGGAAGACCCGGTGGGGGATTGTGCGCAATACTTACAGTGAACTGCGCGATACGACCCTGAAAGACGTGGTCGACTGGCTGCCGCCGCAGCAATACGGCGAGTTGCGGCTGTCGAAGCCGATGGAATACTCGCTGTCGCTGGCGGACGTCCGCTGCGAGCTGGTGTTCATGGCGCTGGATACGCCCGAGGACGTGAGCAAGCTCTTCTCGACCCAGTTCACCGGGTTCTGGTTTCACGAAATGCAGTTTGCGACCAAGCAGGTGTTTGACGACGCCGAGGGCCGCACCGGGCGGTTTCCGCCGATCAGGGATGGCGGGCCGAAATGGTCCGGGGTGCTGGGCGACATGAACGAGCCGGGCGAGGATCACTGGATCCCGCAGATGACCGGCGAGGTGCCGTATCCCACGGATATGTCGAGCGACGAGCGGGCGCGCATGCGCTGGCCGAAGGAATGGGGCTATTTCGTGCAGCCGCCGGCGCTGAACGAGGTGTTCGGCGTCGATGGCAAGACGGTCACTGCATATAGAGTGAACCCGCGCGCCGAAAACCTGAGATGGTTGCCGGTCAAGTTTTACCACGACAAGGTGCGCGGCAAGACCAAGCAGTGGGTCGATTCTAAACTGATGAACCGCATCAGCCTCTATGTAGAGGGCCGGCCGGTCTGGGGGCAATTCTCGCCCGAGACGCATGTCGCGAAGCAGGACATCAAGCCGCTGCCCGGCTATCCGATCCTGATCGGGCTGGATTTCGGGCGCTCGCCCGCAGCTGTGTTCGGGCAGGTCGTCAACAATCGCTGGGTGATCCTCGACGAGCTGGTGGCGTTCGGGATCGGGGCGGTGGAGTTCGCCCCGCTGGTGAAGCGGAAGCTCGACCAGCGGTTTCCCGGCTATGCGTTCCGGCTGCACGGCGACCCGAAAGGGCAGGACAAGACCCAGTCGGACGAGCGGACCGCGTATGACATTTTTGAATCGTTCGGCATGACGGTCAACCCGGCGCCGGTGCCACAGAACAACATCCAGACCCGGATCGACGCGGTCACCTTCGTCTTGCGCGAGATGCAGGACGGGATGCCAAGGCTGTTGTTGGACCCGAGCCGGCCGCGCACCCTGAAGGTGGCCATGGCCGGGAAATATCACTTTGAGAAGATCAAAGGCTCCGGCCTGATCAAGGAAGTGCCGGTCAAGGACCAGTACAGCAACGTCGCGGACGCGCTGCAGTATCTGGTCCTCGGCGAGGGCGAGGGGCGCGCCATGGTCGGCCGGCCGATCGGCAAGCGGGCGGCGCCGGTGCAGACCCGGCGGTCGCTGCGCATGCGTCGGCGCGTGGCATGAATATCGGCGCGATCGTCCCCGGCGCCGCGATCACCGAATACGAGCCGACGCACTGGATGCTGGTGTTCTGGCCGCGGGCGGCGAAGGACTGGGTCAATCGCTGGGTGCCGGGGCGGTTCAAGCATGTCTCGGCGATCGGCTATGTGGCGCGGACCCGGATGTGGCTGTTCTACGACATCCAGCTCCCGCGCACGGTGATCGTGGCGGTGCCGCAGGACCACGGTGGCGAACTGGTGGCCGGACGTTTCATGACAAACAATGCGGTGCTGCAGATGCCGGTCAATCTCGCGGGCCGGCGCTGGGGGGTGATGACGCCGTGGTGCGTGGGCGGGATCAAGCACCTGATCGGCCTCAAGTCGTGTGCGTTGACCCCCGACGGGCTTTGGCGGGATTGTATCGCGAACGGCGCGGAGGTGCTGTCCGATGCAACGCCCACCCGACATGAGCTACCGGCCCACTGACGAGGAAAAGCGCGCCGCGGCCGCGGCCAAGGAAGAGAAGATCCTGTCGGTCCAGGACCGGGCCGAATCCAGCACCGAGCGGCTTTATCGATTGTTCGGCGCGCGCGGCGCGCTGCCGCTCAAGACGTTGATGAAGTAGGCCGCGCATGGCCGAAGCGGTCACGATCTTCAAGCCGGGCAAGGCCTCGGAAGCCGAGCCGGATGAACTGCAGACCGAAGCTTTGCAGCGGCTGCAGGACGCGCGCGCGCAGAAGCAGCTCAGTATCAACGATATCGAGCAGTGCTATTTCTACGCCTCACCGCGCCGGGTTCGCTCGCAGCAATCGCAGTCGCAGAACAACCTGCCGTCGAACGACGCCGACGAACTGCACACCTCGCTGGCCTACGAATGCAGCGAGGATTTCCTCGAGATGATCATCGAAAGTTTCATGCCCGAGGCGGTCAAATGGGCCGAGCGGCGGCCGGATCCCGGCCTGGACAAGGTGGCGCAGCAGGTGATCGAGCATGATGCGGGGATCGCCGACGACATGATCTTCGATCTGCTGCGCGCGTCGAATTTCTATGCCGAGCTGGCCAAGCAGGCGGTGCCCGACGGCGCGATCGGCGTGTTCGCCATGATCATCCGCGACAAGGCGCAGCACAAACCGGTTCTGTGTCTGGGCCAGGCCATCCGGCAGATTGAAATCAACATCGGCCCCGATGGCGCGGTCGACGATCGCTTCATGATCCGGCGGGTGAAGAACCGCAACCTCAAGGCCGAGCTGCCCGGCATCAAGCTGCCCGACGACGTCGAGAAGAAGGTGAAGGACGCGCCCAACGAAAAAACCGAGGTGATCTGGGGTTATTGGCGCGACTGGTCGAATGTCGCCGACGAGGAATGGCAGCATGTCGTCCTGGTGCAGAACAAGAAGGTGCATGACGCCAAGCTCAAGGGCGAGGGCTGCTGCGAGTTCATCGTTGGGCGGTTCGGCTCGTCGCCGGATTTCGCCTGGCCGGAAGGTCCGCTGATCCGCGCGCTGCCCGAGTTTCATCTGGTCGATGACACCGAGAAGGCGTTCATCGAAAACATGGAGTTCACGATCCGGCCGCCGATCGCCTATGACGACGACAACGTGATGAATTTCGAAAACGGCATCGAGCCGGGCATGGCCTATCCGCGCCGGCCCGGCGGCAACCGCGATTCGATCGAGAAGATCTACGACCCGAATCCGCTCGACGCCGCGATGTTCCAGCATGACCGGCGCGAGTCGCGGATCCGCCGACTGCACTACGTCGATTTCCCCGAGCAGCTCGGCAAGACCCCACCCACTGCAGAACAGTGGATGGATCAGATGGTCAAAGCCCAAAAGAAAATCGGCGCGCCCGGTTTCTCGTTCTGGCGCGAGTTTCCCTATCAGGTGTTCAAGCGTTTCCAGTACATCGCGGAAAAGCGCGGCGTGGTGCCGAAGCTCGAATACCAGGGCAAGGAGGTTTCGCTCGCGGCCTATAACCCGGCGCAGCGTGCGCAGGAAAACCAGGAAGTGCTGACCGCGATGCGGCTCCTGGAAATCATCAACACCGCCTTCCCGCAGATGGGCCAGATGCTGATCAACGGCATCACCACCTCGGCCAATCTCAAGGACAAGCTCGGCGACAAACTGGTCGAGTTCAATGACATGAAGCAGATCCAGCAGATGGCGCAGGTGGCCGCCAGCGCCGCGGGCCTTGGTGGCGAGGGCGGTGCGCCACCTGAAGAAGGCGCGCCACCGGAAGGGGCGCCGCCGGGACCACCGATGTGACCGAGGCCGTCAAGATCAGGGAAGCGGCGTTCGAGGCCTGCCAGCGGATTGCCGGCTCGCCGACGGTGCGGCGCGATGTCGACGTGCTGCGGCGGTATCTGCAGCATGTCCTGATGGAGGTGGCGCATCCGGGGTCCGAGGCTTGTGCGTTGATCCTGCAAAATGGAAGGCGCAATTTCTGCCGGGATATTTTGATCATGTTCGAGGACGCCGAGCTAAATGCCGCCCGAAGCAGCACCAGCACCAGCCCCGTCGCCGGGCTTGTCTTCCCTGGTGAGTCCCGAGCCGGCCGCGACACCCGGATCCGCAGCGGCGGTCCCCGCCGGTTCGCAGCCGCCGCCGACCGGCCAGACGCCCCCGACACCCCCGAGCCGGCCTGACTATATTCCCGAGGAACACTGGGACGCCGAGACGGGCGCGCCCAAGGACACCTTCGTCAAGCACGTCGCCGAGCTTGAGACGGCGCACAAGGAACTGACCGAGAAAGCGGCGGCGATCCCGAAGGATCCGGCCGGCTACAAGGTCGAGCTTCCGCCCGAGGTGATCACCGAGCTGGCCGCGAAGTACAAAGAGGTGCCGGCGGTCGACATCAAGCTCGACCCGGAGCATCCGCTGATCGGGGCGGCGCAGAAGATCCTGCACAAGCACAAAGCCTCGCCGGAAATCCTCACGGAGATGGCACGCGAGTTTCTCGATTTCCAGGTCGCGGCCAAGGCCTTCGACCAGCGGTTCCTGCTCGATGAATTTGCCAAGCTCGGCCCGCAGGCCACGGCCTCGGCGCGCTACCGCGCCCTGACCGCGAGTGCCACCGCGCAGATCGGCGCCGCGGATGCCGAGGTTCTGACCAACGAGATTCGCAGCGCGGCCGGCTTCAACGTGATCGAGAAGCTGCTGCTGCAGAAGGCCAACCAGGGTGTGAGCCAGCCGAATGGCCACGCCCATGAGACGCCCACGCCTCCCCCTGCGAAGTGGGAGGATCGATTGTACCCTGATCGAAAGGTCTAACCCATGGCGGTAATTGGTGGCGATTGGCCGACGTTGCTTGATGTGCAAACGCGGCTGGATCCGAGCGGCAAGACCGCGATGATCATCGAGATGCTGCAGCAGTCGAACGAGATTCTGCTCGACGCGCCGTGGTTCGAGGGCAACCTGCAGAACGGGCATGAGGTGACGCAGCGCACCGGGTTGCCGCTGGTCTATTACCGGCGCATCAACCAGGGCGTCCCGCACTCAAAGTCGACCACCGCGCAGATCAGCGTGCAGGCGGCGATGCTCGAGGCTATGTCGAAGATCGACGTCCGCCTCGCCGAGCGGAACGGCAAAGGCTGGATGGCCTCGGAAGAATCGGCCTACGCCGAGTCGATGAACCAGCAGCTGGCCGAGACGCTGTTCTACGGCGACGTCACCGCGGTGCCCGAGGAGTTTCCCGGCCTCGCGATTCAGTACAGCTCCAAGACCGCGCCATCCGGCCGCAACATCGTCGACGCCGGCGGCACCACCACCGACAACACCTCGATCTGGCTGATCACCTGGGGCCAGCGCGCCACGCACATGTTCTACCCGAAGGGGCTGAACGGCGGCATGCAGATGGAGGATCTGGGCAAGCAGATCGCGACCGACGATGCCGGCCTCGAGTTCATGGCGTTCCGGTCCCACTGGAAGATGACACCGGGCGTGGCGGTCAACAACTGGATGACCAACGTCCGCATCGCCAACATCGACGTGGCGAATCTCGTCGCCAACACGACGCCGCCCGACGTGCTGCTGTACATGACCCGCGCGGTTCACAAGATCCCGAAGGCGCTGCGCGGTGGCGGCAAGATGGCGTTCTATTGCAATGCGACCGTGTTCACGATGCTGGACATCCAGGCGCAGCGGCAGAGCAACGTCTACCTGACGGTCGGCCAGGAGGAAGGCCAGTCGAAGGTGTCGTTCCGCGGCATCCCGATCCGCCAGTGCGACCAGATCCTCGACACCGAGGACCGCGTGGTCTGAACACCTGATCGACGACCTGATCGACGAAAGGAACGAACATGCTCCTCGACCAAGAACAGGTTCTGGCTGATCGCGTTGCGATCACGACCACCGCCATCATGCCGCACGTCAAGGATCTGGGACCGTTCAGCGGCACGCCGCCGAATACGTTCCGCGACATTGGCGGGGGGCAATGGCCGCCCTGGCTCTATATCCTGGTCACGACCGCGTTCGCCGGCGGCACCTCGATCGTGTTCGAGGTTCTGAGCGACGACAATGCGGCACTGTCGACGCCGACGATCCACTATTCCACGGCGGCGATCCCGCTGGCCTCGCTGGTGAAGGGCTACGAGCTGAAGACGGCGCTGCCGCCGTCGCAGTACCAGCAGTATCTCGGCGTGCGCGCGACTGTGGCGGGCACGATGACGGGCGGCGCCGTGATCGTGGCGATCGTCGAGGATGTCGACAAGATCCGCCAGTACCGGGGCAATTCGCCCAGTTCAGCGTAAGGAGCTTTCCATGGCCAAGTATGAAGCGATCGGCAAGCTCTGGCTGACGCTGGATCAGGCGCGCGGCCCGCGGCTGATCCGCGAAGGCGAGAAGTTCGAATATGACGGCTGGCCGAATGCGATGATGCAGCCGCTCGACGAGGCGGGCGAGCAGAACGTCGCCACGCTGAAGGTGGCGCGTCCGCGCTATGGCGACAAGCTGCCGGAGACGCCCGAGAAGGCCCGTGCCGTGATGAAGGTCGACAAGGCCGGGCCGGTGTCCGCCGGAGACGACAAGCCGTCGATCGGCGACAAGCCGGGACCGGGCCGGGTCAGGGGCAAGGACGACGACGACGACAAGCCGGGGCTTGGCCGGAAGTAGGACGCGGCCGTCGCGTCGGACAGGAGCCGCGCGATGAACCATCATATCTACCGCGACCCGCTCAAGGCGATCGGCAACGCGGAAGACCCGCGCGTTACTGATCCCGATGAGGTACCGGCCTCGCTGGTCGGGCTGAACCGCGGCATCCTCAAGTCGCTGCAGGACATCGGCAGCGGCGGCGGTGGCGGCGGTGGCGGCGAGGTTGGCGGGGCGACCGCTGCCAACCAGGTCGTCGGCAACGACTCTCTCTCCTCCATCGACACCAAGCTGGATGCGCAGGCGACCGCAGCGAACCAGGCTGCGGCCAACGCCCTGCTCACGTCGATCGACACCAAGGTCGGGACCGCGCCGCCTGGTGGCACGACCGCAGCCAACCAGACCGCCACGCACGCGCCGGTCGCGCCGGCTGCGGCGACGGCGACCAAGAGCCAACTGGCTGGCGGGCAATACAACGCGGCGGCGCCCGTCATGACTGACGGTCAGCAAGCCTCGCTGCAACTCGGCAGTAACGGCCAACTGCTGATCGGCGTGATGACCTCGACGACCGGACTGGGCAAGGCCGAGGATTCGGTCCATGCGTCTGGCTCCACCGGCATCATGTCGCTCGGCGTGCGCCAGGATGTTGCCGCCTCGCTCGCCGGGACCGACGGCGACTACACTCCTCCGATCATGGATTCGCTCGGCCGGCAGTGGGTCCGTGTCGGCGCGGTCGACGATGCCGTCGCAGCGGCGGCCCTCTCCAACATCGCGTCCGCGATCACGTCGACGCAGGTGGTCGCGGCGAACGCCGCCCGCAAAGGCCTGCTGCTGGTCAACGACGACGCCAACGTCTGCTATGTGAAATACGGCACGGCGGCATCCGCGACCAGCTACACGGTCGCCCTGGTGACCGGCGCCTATTGGGAAATGCCGCGACCCACCTATACCGGCATCATTCACGCGATTTGGGCGGGTGACGGCGCGGGTTCGCTCCGCGTCACGGAGCTGTAGGATGCCGCTGTTTCCTCCTCCCGCGACCGGCGGCGGTGGCTACGTTCACCCCAACCATACCGGCGAGGTGGCGTCGGTTGCTGACGGCGCGACGACGATCGCGGCCGGCGTGGTGACCAATGCCAAATTTCCGAATGTGCTGACGCAGACGATCAAGGGCCGCAACACTGCGGGCACCGGCGCGGTCGAGGATCTGACCGCCGCCAACGCGCGGAACATCGTCCATCCGTATTCATCGAACCTGTCGAACATGCTGTTCAATGGCGGGTTCGACGACGGGACATTGGGCTGGACCGAAGCCGGTACTGTCGCCCAGATCGTCGACAATGCTGGCGTGGCGGGGTCGCAGTATATTTCCCTGACGCCGGCGTCCAATGTGATCCACAATGCTTTCTTGTTTGTGGAGGAAGGTCAGCTTCTAGAATTTGTCGCCATGTTTAAGGGTAATGCGGCCGGCTCCAACAATTTCCGCATGACCTATTACTTCTACGACGAAGCAAACGCCAATCCGCTGACTGTAAATACTCAATTCTCCAGCACGACGGCTTGGCAGAAGGGCACGGTCCTGGTCGTTGTCCCGCCGGGCAAGCGGAAAATGCGCTGCCGGGTGGAGCATGTGACCGGCTCCGCGGCCTCGCTGATGTATGTGGATCACGTCTCCATCCGGCGCGAATTGTCGAATGGCCGGATGCTGGCGCTGGCCAATCCGAATGTGTCGCACACCGGCAACCTGACCGAGACGACGCTGGCGACGATCAACATTCCCGCCATCCTGGGCGCGAACGGCATCCTGCGGATCATGCCGCTGTGGACCGCCAATAACAGCGCGGGCAACAAGACCTTGCGCATCCGCTTCAGCGGCGCGGCGGGAACGATCTTCTTTGAACGGCCCCTGACGACGCAGTTGGTCGAGCAGGATTACGTGATGATCCGCAACCAGACGGCGGGCACCCAGATTGGTCATAGCCCCATCTCCATCGGTATCGGCAACGGCAATACCGGGGATCTGGTGACGGGGGCGGTCGACACGACGGTCGCGACCACGGTGGTCATCACCGGCCAGCTTGCGCTTGGCACCGACAGCATCACCCTCAAGTCCTATACGGTCGAGCTGCTGCTGCCCAACTAGCCGTGTGCGTTGATTTGTCCGGCGTTCGGCGGCACCTTCCGGGGCATGTTCAACAAGCTGAGTATCGTGAATGACTGTCTCGGTTTGACGGGCAATGCCCTCTGCAATGCCGAGGAAGACGGGTCCGACGAGTGGAGGGTGGCCTCGATCGCCTATGAGGCGGCGATCCTCGATCTGCTGGCCGCCCATGACTGGAAGTTCGCCACCGCCATCCAGCATATGACCCGGCTCGGGGATTCACCCGATACGGAATACCAGGACGAATACGCCAAGCCGGCGAACAGTTTGAGCCTGATCTGGGTCCGGGTTTACGGCCAGGACGTCGACTGGAAGATCGTCGGCAACAAGGTGCTGGTATCGGCGGGCGATGCGCCCAATGGCGAGGTCACCGCCAAGATCGTGCTGCAGCCTCTCCCCGAGCAACTGCATCCGCTGTTCGTCAAGGCACTGCGCAGCTTCGTGCGCGCCGGCATTTTCGGCGGCCTGAACGAGGATCACGGCGAGGCCCGGCGCGAACGGGAGGAGGGCGAGGCCTACATCCAGCAGGCCAAAACCAAGAGCGACCAGGAGCAGCGCGCCCGGCCGGTCTACCGCTCGACCTGGCTGCGCACCCGCAGCACCCGCAAGGCGCCGATGCCATGGTGATCCCGGCCAACCTTCCCCGGCAGCAGGATTTCTCTGCCGGCCAGCTCGACCCGCGTACCCGCCGCGGCGACGACATCCCGCTGTTCCGCGCGGGCGCGCGCACGGCGCGCAACTTTCGCATTGCCAACAGCCGCGCGCTGGTGATGCGCCCGGCGCGCAAGGCGCTGTTCATCGAGGACGCCCGCTGCGACGAGGTGCGGATGGAAAGCGGCGTCACCTATTACCTGTGCTTTGGCGCCGGCACGCTGCGGATCCGCGACAGCGACGGCCTCACGCTGGCGGCCCGCGCCGGGTTCCCCTGGACGCTGCTCAATTGCCGGTTCGCGTCGTGGGCGATGACCGATCTGGGCGACATCGTGGTCTGCTTCACCAACATGCGCCCGGTGGTGATCCGGCGCCTGGTCGACGACAACTTCGTGGTGACCTGGACCTTCACCGAGTTCACGTTCGACCTCGGCCCTGACAGCGTGCCGCGGGTGCCGCTGTTCCGCATGGCCGAGCGGGGCGTCACCATGACGCCGTCGGACCAGGAACTGGGTCCGATCACGATCCACTGGTCGGCGGACGTCCTGACCGGCAACCATGTCGGCTCGATCTTCACTTTCGCCAACCGGCGCATCCGCATCGACAAGCACATCAGTGCGCGGGACGCCGAGGCGACGGTGCTGGAGAAGCTCTACCCGCTGCAGATGCTGACCATCCTTGGCCCGCTCGACGTGTCCGTGCCGGGCGGCCCCGGCCCCGGCGTGGCGGGCTATTCGGTCGGCGAGATTGTCATCGGCGACGAAAGCGACAACGAGGGCGAAATCGTCAAGATCGACCTCGCGCTGAACCGGATCTGGGTGCAACTGCTCAACACCCACACCAGCTATTTCTGGAACTCAGACCAGGATCCGCCGAAGCCGGGCGAATGGATCGTCGGGCCGAAGGAACGTGGCCGGCTCGCGATCAAGCCGCAATTTGGCTCGCCGCTGCCGACGCTGACCTGGAACGAGCAGATGATTTCGGACGCGAATGGCTGGCCGCAGTCCTGCACCAACGATCGCAACCGGCTGACCTTCACCGATCTGCCGAAGACCAAGGAAGCGATCCTGTGGTCGGCGATCGGCGCGCCGTATGACTTCGACATCGACGGCACGCCGGACGGCGCCATGGCCGAGCTGTGCAGCGGCAAGCCGCGCGTCTACCACGTCCTCGGCGGCGCCGATCAATACGTTTTTACAGATCAGGGCGTTTTTTATATTCCTATCAGCGAGAATGCGCCGCTGCAGACCGGCTCGGTGAAGTTTCGCCCGGTGTCCAAGGATGCGTCCGATCGGGTGCGCCCGCTCGAGACGACCGAGGGCCACGTCTACCTCAACGCCGGGCGCAACAAGCTGCTGGCGATCGTGGCCACCGGGCAGACGGCGCGGCCCTACATGATCCGCCACCTGACCGATTATCACGGCGAGCTGTTCGCGGTGCCGATGGCACTGGCGGCCTCGACCGGCGACAAGGATTATCCCGAGCGGTACATCTACGTCCTCAATACCAACGGCACGGTCTGCGTCGGCAAATACAACACCGAGCGGGACTGGATCGGCTGGGTGCCGTGGGACGGCGCCGGCACGGTGAAGTGGATATCGTCGCTCGACGCCAACGTGACGTTCTGCACGCAGTATCAATTCGGCAGCACCGAGTTTCCGGTGGTGGTCGAGAGGTTCGACCCGCTGGCGTGGCTCGACGGCGCGGTGCGGCTCAACGACATCCCGGCGGCTTTGGCCAGCGGGCAGGATCCCGAGTTCGAGCATTACCGCACGGCGGGCGTGCCGATCGGCGACATGTCGGAGAATGCCACGCGCGAGGCGGCGTTCGATTCCGTGATCCAGCAGACGGCGGACAAGTGCGCGAAGAAGACTGCGGCCGAGGGCTGGGTCGGACGGTTCACCACGGTCGGACACACGGTGAGCAAGGCGACGTTCTATCCCTCGATCGACCAGGGCTTCACCGACGCGGCGAATGTCACGCTGCAGATCTACGGCTCGAACACGCTGCCGGCCAACGCCAGCGATGGCGTGCTGATGGGCACCACCACGATCGCCGATCAGACCACCCCCGTGACCATCATCGGCACGCATCCGACGACAGCCTATCCGTATCGCTGGGTGCGCGTGTCGCAGACCGGCGGCACCTACGTCCTGCTGTCCGAGGTCGTGTTCTTCACGCAGGGCGACAAGCGCGAGTCGACGCGCGGCGCCACCGGGCCGCTGTGGTGGATGGCGACCGGCACCGTCGATGTCGCGGACCAGTGGCGCTATCTCGGCGAGCGGACGGTCGATGCCAACGGCAACCTGGTCCTGAAGCCGGACGATGTCTTCACCGGCACCTACGTCTATGTCGGCGAGAAGTGGACCGCGACATTCGAGCCGCTGTTCCCGCACGCCAACAGCGGCCAGTCGGTGCAGCAGACCCACCGCAAGCGCAAGATCCGCAAGGCGGTGCTGGCACTGAAGCATGTCGGCGGGTTCGAGTTCTGCAACCGGCGCATCTCGGGCTGGGGCCAGGGCGACAACGAAAGCCTGATGCCGGCCTGGCGCGAGGAGGCGCTGCCGTTCCGCTCGCTCGGCCGTGCGGTCGACCCGCGGCGCGTCCTGATCAAGGACATTCCTGGGCCGATGGACATCCTGGAGTTTTCTGCAGATACGACGGTGTAGCCATGCAAGCACTCCCGATGGTCGCTTCGCTCGCCAGCACCGGCATGGGGATCTTTGGCGGCCTCATGGAAGGGCAGGGCCAGCAGGCGGCTTACGCGCATCGCGCCGCGCAGGCCGAGCGGCAGCGCCAGGCCGCGCTGGTGCAGGCGGACCAGACCTCGTCATCGCTGCAGAACGAGCTGGCCGAGACGCTGGGCAACATCAACGCCATCCGCGCCTCGTCGGGGGTGATGCACGAGTCGCCGACGGGGCTGGCGATCGACGCGCGCGAGTCGAAGGAAAGCGACCGGCAGCGCCGCATCAAGGTCGGCAACATCAAGTCGCAGGCGCAGCAGCTCTGGGAGGATCAGAAGTATTACGCCTATGCCGGCGACCAGGCGATGCGCAGCAGCATGTTCGGCACGTTCGGCCGTGCGCTGTCCTCGTTGAGCGGACTCGGCGGACGGTTCGGATCAACAGGCTATTAAATGGCAGCACAGCTTCCCACGGTCCCGCGCCGTCTGGTTCTGACCGAGGCCCCGAAGACCGGCGTCACGCCGGAAGACATCGCCGGGCCATACAAGTGGCTGGGCCAGGCGCTGGGCCGGATCGGCCAGGGCGTCGAGGACATTGCCTCGCCCTTCGTCGAGCAGGAAGCGCAGAAGGCGGTGACGGTCGGCCCCGATGGCATGCCGCAAGTCACGATGATGCCGATCATCGGTGGCGGCCGCCTCGCCAAGCAGTGGAACAAGACCGCCGAGCATAACTACGACACGGCGATGACGGCGAAGATCAACGCCGACATCGGCAAGCTGCAGCAGGATTTTCAGGGTGACCCGGCGGGGTTCGACCAGGCCTTCACGACCTACAAGGCCGGCATCATGGCGAACGTCGCGCCGCATCTGCGCCAGGGCTACGACTCGTATTTCGTGCGCCTGCACACCGAGCGGCACGGCCATATGGTCAAGGAGAAGATGGCGCGCGACGAGGCCCTCGGCGAGGATGGCCGGCTCGTCGAACGACAGCGGCTCGGCAACGAGATTGAACTCGTCGGGGCGGCGGACGGCCTCGAAACCGAGGGGATGCGGAAGCGGTTTGAGGAACTCGACAAGATCTACGCCAAGACACTGGCTGATCCGCGCAACCGGATATCGCCGGAGCGGCTGAAGAACGAACGCGATGCATTCCTCAGCAGGGCAACGCGCGCCTGGCTGATCGGCAAAACCCAGCGGACTCTGGAAAGCGACGGCCCCGCGGCGGCGAGGAAAGTCTTTGAGGAAGGCATTGCGCAGCTGCGCAAGGGCATGCGCGGCGGCGCCACTGCGGTTGATCCGGCGAGGTACGAGACAAAGCTGACACCGGCCGAGGAAGAGAAGTTCAAGACCTGGAAGGAGCAGAATGCGCCGTATGACAGCGGCGAGGATTACGATCTGCGCGGCGCGTTCAAGGCGGGCACGACGGCGGACCAGTACGGCCACTGGCCCGACACGTTCAAGAAGCCCAACCACCCGACGTTCAGCACGGATTCGAAATACGCCAAGGACCGGCCAGAGCTGGCCGGCAAGTGGGAGTACGGCCCGCAGGGCGAAGAAACCTACATCCCGGCCGAGGAAGACCTCAATCAGACCGGCGTCTACGGCTTCAAGCTTCGCGACCTCAAGACACTGGAGCGGGACGGCCGGACGATTTTTCGGGAACACGACAACAAGTTCAAGGCCGAGCGGTTCGAACTGAAGAAGGAATATGACCTCCTCAAGAAGACGCGCGGTCGTGCGGGCCTGACCGAAGAGGACATCAAGGAGTACACGGACAAGGCCAATGCGATTGGCCACTGGCAGGTTTTGGAAGACCTGAAAGTAGAAAACGCTTCGCGTCTGACGCGGCCGGTCGATGCGGCGCGGCCGCTCAAGGAACGGATCCAGATCCGGCAGGGCACCGCGCCCGTCGACGGTGCCGGCACCACGCCCACTGCACCCGGCCAGCCCGCTGCTCCTGCCGCGCCTGGCACCAAGCCGACTCCAACCATGCCGCCCGCGGCACCGCCCGGCAGCGATCCGCAGACCGAGGAAGTCCTCAGGCAGGGCGGTGCCCCCGGTGGCACTCCAGCCGCGCCCGCGGCTCCCGGCACGGCACCAGCTCCAACGGCTGGCGCGGCGCCGGCTGCGGCGCCTGCTGCGGCACCCGGTGGGGTCATCACCCGCATCGAGGCCAAGGATTTCATCCCCGGCCAGACCATCGTTCCGCGCGAGTGGATCCGCGGGCCGGTGCTGACGGCGGAAAGCGGCGGGCGCTGGCACATCGGGAAGTTCAAGGGCGGCATCTATCAATTCGTCCCCAGCACCTGGATGTACATGATCGAGAAATACCGGCCGGACCTGATGCAGGGCCGCACCGAGGCGCAAGTCCTCGCGCTGCGCAACCCGCATCCCGGCTGGTCGGAAGACCAGGCGCTGGCCCTGCAAGAGTTCATGGCCTTCAAATACGCGGACAACAGCGCCGCGACCCTGTCGCGCTATGGCATCCCGATCACGCCGGCGACGATCTATGCCGCGCACTTTCTCGGGGCCGGCGGCAGCAGCAAGACCCCCGGCCTTGGTGCGGTGGCCCTCTACAATTCGCCGCCGCAGACGCCGTCGCGGACCTTCGTCAGCGCGAAGGGATACGCCGCCAACACAACGATCTTCGACGCGAACCCGACGGCGGCGCACCTGATCGCGTGGGCCGAGCGGAAGGGCGCCGGGGGCGGCGGGGCCGCCGGCCGCGGCCCAGGCGGTGGCGGTGCGGCACCCGCGGTCGGTGCGGCTGGCCTGCCGACGCGCGGCGCGGGCGGCGGCGGCTACGGCGGGCGCTTTCCCGAGGGCGTGCCGGCTGATGTTCCTGCTGGTGGTGCGGGTGGAGGTGGCGGTGAGGTCGCAGTCGAAGGCGGTGTTGCCGCACCGGTTGCTGCGCCCGGCACGACGGACCTGACGACGACGCGGCTAGGCATCCGGCGGATGCGGGACGCCGAGCTGCAATTGAAGGACGACCTCAACGGCATGATGACCAGCCTGCGGTCGTCAATCCAGGCCGAGGAGCTTCCCGATCGCTCGCGGATCGAGGGCCTGCGCGAACTGGTCAACGCGGTCGGCGATCCGAAGCAGCGCGAAGAGGCGGAACACATCATCGCCGGCGTGGAATACGGCGAGAAGTTTTCCGACGGCACGCCGGCCGAGCGGTCGCAGATGCAGGCCCAGGTCCGGCAGGACATGGCCGCTGAACGCGACAACGACCGACGCGCATTCCTCGAGAAGATGGACCGGATCTTCAAGGCGACCGACAAGGCGATCACGGACGGTTACAAGGACAACCCCTACAAGGCCGATCGCGTTTGGAACAAAGGCCCGAAGATCGAGCCGATCAATTGGGACGACCCGGCGCAGACCGCGCGTGTGACGGACGAGAAGATCGCCCGCCAGGCTGTGATCCGCCAGGACCAGGACATGGGGGCCTTCTCCATCCTCGAGCCGCATGAGGCCAACGCCTTCGCCAACTGGGCGTCGAAGGCGTCCCCTAAGCAGATCACCGCGCAGTTTCAGAACCTCGGCAAGCAGACCGATGAGATGCTCAACGCGACCATCCACAATCCGGTGATCGCGCAGACGCTGCGCAGCCTGATGTCGACGACCGATCCCGCCAAGCACCAGGCGGTAATGAGCGGACTCGACGCCCTCTATACGCGCCTGCCGGCCGAAACCATGAAGCTGCTCGGCGAGGACAACGCGCACACGCTGTCGACCTGGCGCACGACCGCGAGCTTCTACGACGAGAAGGGTTACGCCGACTGGATCAAGCAGAAGCAGAACGAGGATCCCGCGCAGACCAAGCGGCGCGAATACCTCGAGAGGAAGGGGCTGGAGGACGCCTACAAGGAAACGCCGGACAAGATCGCCGAGCAGTTCGGGGCCAGTGGTTTCCTTCCCTCCCTCGTCGAGGGGATCACCCGCAATGCGCCGCAGGTGCCGAGTGACCCGAATGTCGCGCGGGCGCTGGCGGTCGACTATGCCCACGCCTATTCGATCCAGTTCGCCGCCAACAATGGAGACGCGAAGAAGGCGAAGGAGTCGGCGATCAAGCTGCTGAAGGAAGGCAAGATCTGGATGCCTTCGCCGACGAACAACAACCAACTGATGAAGCACGCGCCGGAGAAGTATTACCCGCCGGTCGCCGGCGGGCATGGCTACATTCGCGCCGAGCTGCTCGATTTCACCGCGAAAAAGATGGGCGTTCCCCTTGGTGATTTCACTGGGGATCCGATGGGAACATCGCCGGCGGCCAACTACACCGTGGCCCTGGTGCCGGACAAGCGCACCGAGTCTGAGGCCGGGAGCTACAATCCAACCAGGGATCCTGACACTAGAAAAACGGTGCCCAACGCCGAAGGCATCCAGGAACCCAACCCGGATTATAACCACCCGCCGACTTACCTCGTCATCGTGCGGGACGACCGCACCAGCCCGCCCAAGTATGACGCCATCCGCGGGACGCGGTTCTGGGCCGATCCCACGCTGCCGAAGAAGGCCGCGGCGGAAGAGGAGAGGCTGGGAATCATCCGGGGTCAGGCGGCGGCGGCTCCGCAGCCAATGCGCGTGCCGCCACCGTTGATCGAGAATCCAATGATGCCGGGGTCCGGCCCGGTGGTGTCACCGAGCCTTGGACCGGACGCGAACATTGACGAACTGCGCGCCCAGGACCGGGGTGCGCTGTACGACGAATTTGGCAAGCCGTTCGTCGAGGCGGGCGGGCGTGTGGGCGAACGCCTCGGGCCGCCGCTGCAGCGTGCCGGCGAGGCGGCGGCTGGCGCCGTGGTGCGGGGGCTGGGCGCAGCAGGGCAATTGCTCACCTCGGGTGGGAGCCGGGCGACCGGCGGCAGGAAGAAGAAAGACTGATGCCGTTCATTGAACCCGAGGAGGACGAGGACCGGGGCCTGGGTTATGAGACGGGCCTGTTGCAGCGCCCGCCGCAATTGCAGCCGAAACGCTACGACTGGGGCGATCCCAATGCGCCGCTCGGTGCGCCGAAATATGTCCCGATCCCGACGTTCGCTGAATCCATTGGCTTGGGCTTCCAGCGCGAAAGCTGGCTGGTCGGGGCGGCCCAGAAACTGTGGCGCGAGCAGTACCCGGAAGTCGAGGGCTACACTCCTGCGGAAGACCCGCTCTACAAGGACAGCGTCTTCCAGCAATACTACGCCTCGAATTTCTACGGCTCGCGGTCACCGCAGGAAACACGCGCGATCGCGCAGCGCATCTCCGAGGAGCTTTCGCAGGACGAGTCGCTTGCAGCTGCGGGCTGGCACGGGACGGTGGCGCGGTTTGCCGGTGCCATCCTCGGGGATCCGACGATCGCGCTGCCCGGTGGCCAGATCTACCGCTCGGTGAAGGGCGGCTATTCGATCATGAAGTCGGCGGCGTCAGTCGGCGGGATGGGCGCGTTCCAGACCGGCACGGCTGAAGGCATCCTGCAGTCCACCCAGGAAACCCGCACTTGGGAGGACTCTGCGCTGTCGATCGCGAGCGGCACCTTGCTGTCGGGAATCCTCGGTATGGGCGCGGCTGCGTTGATGTCGCGCGGCCAGACCGCGATCATGGCGGCGGGCCTCGACAAGTACCGCGCCGACATCGATCTGCACGCCGGCACGATCGGGCGGAAGGAACACGCCGAGCGGTACGCGAAGGCCGATGCCATCATCGCGGCCGAGAATGCCAAGGGGGCGGGTGCGGCTGCGCAGGCCGTTCCGCCGCCCAGCAGCGTGGCGGACTACGTCGACAACTATCAGGCGGGCCGCAGCCTCGACAGTCCCGCGCATATAGCGTTTGCCACAAAGAACGCCGACGCGATCGCGGCCGAGGTTGCGCGCCGGAATGCCGCCACTGCGACCGAGCCGGTGCCGGTAGCCCCCGCTCCTGGTGCCGTTCCCGGTGCCGCCGCCGTGCCAGTCGCCCCTGGTGCGGCGGCCGTGCCCGGTGCCCTGATCGAGCCGCCAGTGCCCGGCGCGGCGGCTGTGCCTGGTGAGGCGGTCCCCCCCGGTGCAACGCCCGTCGCACCGGGCGCCGTCCCCGGTGCAGCCGTCGCGCCCGGTGCTGAAGCTCTGCCGCCGGTCGAGGCACCTGCTGCTGCAGCGGCCCCGCCCACCATCCCCGGTGCAGCGGTGCCTGGTGCGGAAGCGGTGCCAACCCTTGGCGCACCAGAAGCTCCCCGGCTTGGCCCCGTCACCCCAGCGGCTGCAGCCGAGGTGCCCGGTGCGCAGGCGCTGCCTGCCGCGGAGGTGCCGCCGGCGGTGCCGCTGACGGTCGCGAAGTTCGTCGACGACTACCTCGCCGGCAAGATCTGGGACAATCCCGAGGCGGCCGCCTTCGCCGCGAAGCATGCCGACGAAATCATCGCGGAGACGAAGCGCCGCGGGGCCGAGGCAGCGCCGGTCGCGCCAACCACCGGCACCGGCACGGCGGCGGCTGGCGGTGCGGCAGCCACCGACACCCGCACCCTCGAGCTGGCCGGTGCGCTGGGGTTCGAGAAGATCCCGCTCGGCTTCCTCGGCTCGCCGATCCGCAATGTCATGCAGGCCACCTCGGTGATCGGGCGGCGCATCATGGCGAGCCTCGCGGAGATGCCGTACCTGTTCCGCGACAACCAGAACAACATCACCACCTCCGACGTCGCCGCGATCGACCGGCTGATGCACATGGAGCTGAACAGCCAGCGGGTCGCGCTGTCCGACAAGATGATGGACGCCTATTCGCAGTACCGGTTCGGCCGGCGCGTGCTGACGCCGGGGGCGCGCGATCAATGGCAGCGCCTCACCGGCTCGGTGCCGCCCGACGTCATGAGCCTCTCCGAGTTCAGGGAAGCCGCGGGTCAGGCGGCGATGGTCGAGGGCGGTGTCCACGCGGTCAAGGAAGTCACCGACGTGGCGAAGTTTGCCAACGCGATGTTCGAGAAGTGGGCCGCGCGCGCCGAGAAGGCCGAGGGGATGGGCTTCAAGCGCGCCGAGCAATTCGAGAAGGAATGGTATTTCCCGCATCTGTGGAACACGACACTGATCCGCCAGAACCAGGGCAAGTTCATCGCGTGGCTGCAGAAGATCTACAAGGCCGAGCAGGCGAAGAAGTTCGAGATTCAGCGGTCGCTGACGATCAGCAACGCGCAGTACCGATCGTGGGCGCAGCAGGAAAAGAAACTGGAGGCTCGGCTCGAGCGGATCCACGCGGGCATCAGCGACATCTCCTCGCGGATGGACGAGCGGGCGATGGAGGTGCGGCGGATCGACAAGCGCGCCGGCACGCTGGAGGAGCGGGCGGCCTCGATCCGCGAGGAGATTTCCGACACCGAAGAATTTATCGCGTCGATGCGCGAGGAGCTGACGGACCCGGATCTGCTGACGCGGCTCGACGAGATGGAAGCCGACGTCCGCGAACTGCGCAAGCTCGACAAGCCGATGACCGAGGCGCAGTTGCGCCAGCTCGACGAGGACGAACTGGGCGGCATCCTCACCGGCCCGACGCGCATCGCAGCCGAGGTGATCACCGGCCGCCGCAAGCTGCCCGAGATGCCGTCGTTCATCAAATGGCTGATCAAGAAGGGCGGCCTCAAGGATGACGGCGGCGAACTGATGTCGGTGCTGGGCGGCAAGCCCAACGCCAAGGGTGTGAAGGGTCTGCTCAACAACGAGGGCGGCGAAGCCTTCGACGAGATGGGCAAGATCATCGCCAATGAGTTTCGCGAGGCGCGCACACCGGGTGCCGAGGGGACGCCCGGCGGGGGCCAGCCTGGCCGCGATGAGATTGTCGAATGGATCCGGGACTCGATGCGCGGGCAGGAACCCGCCTGGTGGATCGCCTCGCAGACACCCGAGACGCTGGAGAAGATCGACGCGGGCCAGGTTGCCCTCGGCCTCGAGGAGGTGTTCACCCGCGCAGGCATCATCGATCAGATCAAGACGACGCGCGACGTGGCCCGGCTGCTGCGCGACGAGCTGCCCGGCAACGTGACGCTGAACGACCTCGACCGGATCGCTGCGGAGATTGAAGCGGCGCAGGGGCCGATCCCGCCGAGTGTGCGGATCGAGGAGGCCGAGGGCGCGATCGCCGATCTGCGCGGCAGCATGACCAAGGTGCGCCAGGTCATCCAGGACGCGATGTCGTCGCGCGACCGGATGGGCACGCAGGTGCGTGCGACCCAGATCCGGGCGGGCGAGGCGCGGTATGGCGAACGCGCCAACCTCGGACGGCTCGGTGTCCTCGACGAGCGGCTCAGTGCGAAGGAGCGAAAGCGCGACCTGGTCCTCGACTACCTGCAGATCACGCAGAAGCACAAGGACGATCTGCGCCTCAAGATGGAGGAGGACATCGGGCGGTACGAGGGCAATACCACGGTCGAGGCGCAGGCCCGGCTGAAGGCGCGCGAGAAGGCCGAGGCCGAGCGGACGCCCGAGCAGCGGGCCAAGCAGGCGCGCCTGACCAGCGCCGACGAGGCAGTCGACTCCGCGGTGCGCAAGATCGTGGACGAACGCACATACGACAAGAGCGACGAGGAACTGCGCAGCATCGCCGCCGAAACCATGAAGCGGATCCTTGGCACGCCGGACGGCCGCCTGCCCTACGACCTCGCGAATGCGCGGCCCGACGTGGGCTGGAAGCCGGGCAGCTCAAGCGAGCCGCCGCGCGGGGGCCTCGCCCACCGGCAACTGAACGTCTCGAATGCCGAGGCGAAGGAGTGGATCGAGAATGACCTCGAGAAGGTGATGAGTGTGCATCTGCGCACCTTCGTGCCCGACACGATGCTGGTCGAGCGGTTCGGCGATGTCCGCATGTCCATGCCGCTCAAGCAGATATCGGAGGACTACACCCGCCTGGTGCGCGAGGTGGAGCAGGACAAGAAGATCCCCGACAGCAAGAAGGGGGCGATGATCAAGAAACTGGCCGACGAAGAGGACATGGTGATTACGGTGGTGGCCGGCGTGCGCGACCGGATCCGCGGCGTCTATGGCTGGTCGCCGGAATTGCGCAACGTCGCGCGGGCAGCGCGCGCCGCCAAGCAGATCAACAACCTGACCTCGATGGGCATGGCGGCGGTCGGCTCGCTGGCGGACATGGCCGGCATCGTGATGCTGCACGGGTTCAAGAACGTGATCCGGGATGGCTGGGGGCCGTACCTCTCGCAGATCCTGCGCAACACCAATGCCGGTGCCGAGTTCAAGCGTCAGATGCGGGCCATGGGCATCGGCGTGGAGACGGTGATCAACGCGCGCCAGCACACGATGGATGACGTCATGGACGGGGCCGCGCCGCAGTCGCGGTTCGAACGCGCGCTGACATGGGGCAACGACAAGTTCTTCATCGGCAACCTGCTCGCACCGCAGACCGACGCCTTCAAGCAGATCGCCGCGCATGTCGTGATGAACGAGATTCTGCGCGCGTCCGAGGCGGTGGCCAAGGGGACCGCGACCAAGAAGCAGCTCACGAACCTGGCCGCCTCGAACATCTCGCAGGAGATGGCGACGAGGATCTACGGCGAATACACGCGCAAGGGCGGCGGCATCGAGAAGATCGACGGCGTGCTGCTGCCGAATACCGGGACGTGGCAGGATCAGCATCTCGCCGAAATGTTTTCCGCAGCTGTCAACCGCGAGGTCGATATCGCGGTGGTGACGCCGGGTCAGGAGAAGTCGTTCTGGATGTCGCACCAGACGCTGAGTGTGCTGGGGCAGTTCAAGTCTTTCACGCAGTCGTCGAACGAACGCCTGATCCTCGGCAACCTGCAGCGGCGCGATACCAACGTGCTGCAGGGCGTGGTGTTTTCCGTGATGCTCGGCATGGCGTCCTACAAGCTGGCCGGCTTCATCTCGGGCCGCGAGACGTCGAACGATCCGGCGACGATGATCAAGGAAGGCATGACGCGCGCGAACACGCTGGGCTGGGCCGAGGAAGGCAACGCGATCGCCAGCAAGCTGACCGGCGGCAGCGTCGACGTCTACCGGCTGATCGGCGCCGACAAGCCGCCGTCGCGGTTTGCCTCGCGGTCCGCCGCCGACATGCTGCTCGGCCCGACATGGGCCAAGATCGAAAGCCTGTCCAAGATCGCCGGGTCGGCTGGCACCGGCAACTGGGACCAGTACGACACGACGGCCACCCGGCGGTTCATCTTCCTGCAGAATGTGCTGTGGCTGAACCGGGGCTTTCAAGCGGCCGAGGAGGGGGTCAACCATATGTTCGGGATCCCGATGAAGCCGCCGACCTCGCCCTAGGCCTGTGCGTTGACCCGCCCGGCGGGTTTGCCACTGTAGGCCATGGCCCTCGCACCCATCCCGGCTGTCCCCGATGCGGAGCGGCGCACCCGCTATGTGCTGACCGCGGCGTCGACCGCGTCGATGCAGGTGGGCTTTGCCATCTGGGCCAGCGGAAGCGACTACGCCAACTGGGTCGAGGTCTGGCAAGACGGCGTCAAGCTGGCGACCAACCAGTGGTCATTGTCCTCCCCGTCGGGGCCGCTCGCGAACCTCCCTCGCCCGATCACCAATGCCGTCGTCAACCCGCTCCTGCCTGTCTCGGGGACGATCGACATCGTTGGTGCGGAGCGGCCCCGGCGACCCATCCAGTGGACCGAGGGCGTCGGCGTCCCGGCGCGCGACCATAACCGCGCCTATGCCGATCACACCGCGATCGACCGCGAGTTCTGGGATACCTTCCGGCGCACGCTGCGCGGCGCACCAGGCGAAAGCATCAACCCGATTCCGCCGGTTGCCATCCGCAAGACCAAGGCGCTGGGCTTCGACACCGCCGGCCATCCGGTCGTTTCCGACACGTCGATGGCGGACCTCGATAGCCTGTGGGATCTGATCAAGTATCTCGAGGCGGTGCTGGCCGGGGCGCAGAAGGGCAATCCCAACATCGTCGTCCTGAGTTCGGTCGACGCGCTGCGCAGTCTCACCATCGAAACCGTCACGGCCACGATGGCGACGGTGCAGTCACATACATTCGGCACCGACAAGGGCGGCGGGATGTTCCGCCATGACGTCGACGACACGACCAGCGCCGACGACAACGGCCTGATCATCGTCGACGGGTCAGCGCGGCGGTGGAAGCGCATCGTCGGGACTTACGCCAACCTCGACATGTTCGGCAGTCCCACCGCGACGGCGGACAAGGAAGCCGGGATTGCCGCCTGCTTTGCGCAGCGCATTCCGATGCTGATCACGGAAAACGGCGGGGGCAACCTTCCACTCAAATTGAAGATCGACCCGCTGGTCGGCACCGTCAACGATCGCGAAGCCTGGCAGAAGATCCATGACGCGCTTGAATGGGCGGCGCGCTGCAGCAAGAAAGGCAAGGGCGACCTCGAGGTCCACATCTTCACGGCCAACGAGGGGCCGATCCCGGTCTATGGCCAGTACATCCACGTCCATACCAATCTCGGGGGCAACGACATCGGCACGCTGTCCGTCTCGATGCCGGCGCCGCTGCTCACCAAGATGGACCTTGCCGATGCCGGCAGCGTGACCTTTCAGGCGCGCCGCTCCGCGGTCAGCCAGATCTACATGCACCCGTCGCAGACTGGCAAAGGCTACACGGTGGCGCCGCTGGTCACGATCGCGCGCGACACCGCAGCGGGAGACACGACCGGCACTGGGGCGACGGCCACCGCCTTCCTCGACCCGCGCCCCGGCTTTGAGGGCAAGCTCGGCGGCATCCGAATCGACAACGGGGGATCCCTCTGGACCAAGCCGCCGATCATCACCCTGTCGACGCCGGCCGGGGGGACACCGCCCGAGGTGGAGG